TTTACATGCATAATAAACGTTGAGCATTATCCGGGAGTAGGGCCAGTTATAACTACAATAAAGCAAGAGTCCGGTGTCCATGTTGCTACGGCAGTCGTGACATGGAACGCCAACACAGAATCGGACCTCGCAGGATATAAAGTCTACTATGGAACGGAGTCAGGACAATATACGATCTCTATTGATGTAGGCAATGTCACCCAACGAAAAGTGTCTGGACTGGAAGTTGGCGGTGTTTATTATTTCGTCGTGACAGCGTATGACTTAAACGGCAATGAAAGTGCTCCTTCGGGCCAAGTTGCTTATTCGGTGGTGAAATGAACTGGACCGGCACTAAAATAAAAGCTTTAAGACTTTCGATGAATGAAAAACAAAAAGACTTTGCCCCAAGGATAGGATTGAAACCAAAATACTTGAGTCAGGTTGAAAGCAATAACCTAAACGTGTCGATGGCGGTATGCATGTTACTTGACCAAGTAAGTGGGGCCGTGAAAGTAAATCCATCGCTTGATCAGTACAGGGCCGAAAAGATATTCCCAGCACTTCTGTACTCGGTAGCGGTTACACACGGCAACAGCAGACAAGAGCGGATTGTTGACGAGGCAATGAGAACAGTTGAAAGGATGAGAGGAACATGAAAATAATTATATTAATGCTATTTCTATGCGTACCATTAGAAGCGCAAGAATTAAAAATCAACTGGTTTAAAACCGGCGCACTTGTCACATCCCTTTGTGGATCATATCTGGAGGCCACAAAGGAACAGGACAAATTAAATACTATTCAGGGCCAGGGATATCATGAAATCAAGTATGCAGCAACATTCTGCTTTGCAACTGCTGGCTTTGTGACGGGAATCAATTTTTCAAGAGATAAAAAACCAGTTGGAAAGTATATTCTTAGGACGGTCGGACTCATGTTGATAAATTGGGTATTCTGGGAACAGCGGTATGCAAAACTTGCGGGGGATCTTGGAACCTACAACGGATGGCCGTTTAAAAACCATTGGCTCGATCAAAGGTATATTCCACTGTGGGACGTGGGAAGGCTATTGGTTGGGGGATTATTGTATCTTTTAAACTGACTCAGGGGACGTAATGATGAAAAAAAGAACAAACCCCGGCATAACAGAATGGCGCAAGGCCAATGCTAAATTCGAAATGAAGCACAAAAAGATTCTGTACGTAGATTGGTGTATGCAGGAAATTCTACGTACAAACAAAGCAGAGGGGCGTTTTGTTGAAATTCAATGGAGAAACAAACGAACAGAATGTAGGGTTGCAAGCCGTAAAGAAGATTCGTATGAAGTAATATAAAAACGCATAGTTACGGAAAAACGGTAAAAAGTACTAACTGAGAGTCTTTATGCCTCTTACTCCAAAACAAGAACGATTCTGCGATGAATACTTAGTCGATTTAAACGCGACTCAGGCTGCTATTCGTGCCGGGTATAGTAAAAAGACCGCTCCTGTTATTGGCTATGAAAACCTAATAAAACCTTATATTCAAGAACACATTCAAAAATTAAGAAGAGATCAGTCAGAGCGTACTGAGATTACGGCGGATTATGTTTTGACAAGCTTAAAAGCTGTTGCTGATAGGTGCATGACATCTGAGGCCGTTATGATTAGGGATGGAAGTGAGTTGATTGAATCGGGTGAATATAAGTTTGATTCATCTGGCGCAAACAAGGCGCTTGAATTACTCGGAAAGCATTTAGCATTATTCACCGACAACTTTAATCACAAGGGTGAGATAAGTTTAATTGATGCAATAAAAAAAGCCAATGAACAGGACTGAGGCTGAACAGATTGCTAAGATATGGCGATCCTATCAAAATAATTGGAATGGGTTTGCACATGACATACTCAGGGTTAGACTTGATAGCGAACAACAGACCATCCTTGATGCAATACAGGAGAATCCAAGAGTGAGTGTTTCAAGTGGACACGCAAGGGGAAAGGATTACATTGGTGCAGTAGCGTCTTTATGTTTTTTGTACTTGCTCTATCCATCCAAGGTAATCAGTACAGCTCCAACGGGCCGCCAGGTTGTCTCAATTATGATGTCGGAAACAGCGAAGATTCATAAAAACGCTTCGATCCCGTTACCTGGGAAAGTTTTATCTGAAAAGATTCTTATACCCAATGAACCAGATTGGTTTCTTCAGGGCTTTAAAGCAGGCGACAAATCAACAGAATCGTGGACAGGTTACCATAGCCCTAATGTCATGGTAGTCGCAACTGAAGCGTCTGGGTTAGCGCAAGAAACATTCGATGCAATCGAGGGGATATTAACAGGGCATTCAAGGCTGTTAATAATCTTCAATCCAAACAGGACAACAGGGGAAGCGTACAAGAGTGCAAAATCTCATCGGTATAAGTTTTTTAAATTGAGTTGCCTGACCGCCAAAAATGTTATTGAAAAGAAAATTATAATTCCTGGTCAAGTTGATTACCCATGGGTTAGAGATAAAATTGATATGTGGTGCGAGGAAATATCGAAAGAACAATTTGGTCAAGATGTATATGATTTTAAATTTGAGGGTAAGCACTATCGGCCCGGCGATCTGTTTGCTATAAAGGTACTTGGCGAATTCCCGCGAGAAGCGGAGGGTCAATTGATACCCTTGGCATGGGTGGAAAGATCAATCGCATTATGGAAGAAGTCCGAAAGGCCACAAGCTGATTGTAAATGGGGCGTTGATGTATCCGGTATGGGAAGAGATAAAACTGTGTATTTGCCCCGTTATGGTAACTACGTCGATAAGGCCCAAAGTGATTTAAAGTCAGATCATATGGCCATAGCCGGAAATGTGGTCAACCTGTTGAGACATGGCGGTGATGCGTATATTGATTCAATAGGTGAGGGTGCAGGTGTTCAGTCCAGGTTGAAAGAATTAGGGGTCAAAAGTAATGGGATCAAGTTCTCTAAATCTGGAAAAGGATTGAAAGATTATACAGGTCAAAGAACATTTGCCAATTTAAGGGCTTACTGTTGGTGGGCTATTAGAGACGCACTTGATCCAAAGAATGATTTTAACCTTGCGTTGCCAGATGATCCTTTTTTGGTTGAAGACTTGACAGAGCCACAATGGGAATATAGAAGCAATGGGGATATACTTATTGAGGATAAGGAAGAGATAAAAAAGCGGCTTGGAAGATCCCCGGACTATGGGGATGCGTTGGCTTTGACCTTTGCCCCAGATCGACGGCTCAAATATGATGGTGCGAGGTATTAAATGGGTTATATCACCGAACAAGACTTACTAAATTATAACCTTGCGGTCAATGCTCCGATGACTAAGGGCATGGTATTGAAAAACATTATCACAGAGGATGAGGCCAGCCAGGAAAAAGAGAATATGCTCAAGGGTGTTAATTATTACAAAGTAGAGAATGACATCCTTAATGAAGATTTCAGGGTATATTATGATCAATTCGGTATAGAGAGAACAGACAAGAACGCTGCTAACAATCGATTGCCCCACGGGTTTCATAGAAAGATGGTGATTGAGAAAGTGGCATATCTGCTGAAGAAAAAGCCCACAGTTAGTTATACCGACCCCAAAACAGACAAAGAGGTTGAGGAAAATGTAGGTGATGTTGAGGATCTACTTGGCAATGACTTTCATGATATTTTGCAGGATTGGTGTACGGGCGCATCAAATAAAGGGCGTGAATGGCTGCATGTGTTTCTGGATGGTGAGGCATTTGATTACGCTATTGTCCCAGCAGAGCAAATAATCGCTATCTATGAGACATCGCGACAGAAGAAACTTGTTTCGCTGATAAGGTATTATACTTTGACTGTGAACACCGCAGGAAAAGAGTCCAAGAAGTATTTCGCTGAATGGTGGTATCCAGATCATGTTGATTATTACGAGGAAGCCGCTGATGGTGGAGCTTTTACGATAGTAGAATCTAATCAACCGCATTTTGAGATATTTAATACAGCGGAACCGGACAAGGTAGAAAATGGAAGCTGGGGCCGCGTTCCATTTATTCAGCTAAAAAACAATTCAGATGCGTTGTCAGACCTTGCGCCGATAAAGGCGTTGGTTGATGGTTATGATATGGGTGAGTCATTATTTCAGAATGACCTTGACGACTTGCAAGAGGCCGGGCTTTTCGCATCCGGTGTTTCTGAGTCCCCACATGACCTGAGAGACAATTACAGGCAATCAAAGGTAAGCGTTGAAGTGGGAAACCATGCCGTTTGATTTGAAGGTGGGGCTTTTAGAAATTAAACTGATTCGAGCCTTAAATGAATTAATGTGGTTCACGTCTGAATTTTTGAACAGGACCGAGAGTAAGAACATCGATCCCAATGGATACGGGTTCGCGTTTAACAAAACTGTCATTGTGAACACAACAGAGCAGATAAGCAACGCCATCGCCTCAAATGGTTTCGTAAGCAAGACGACAGCACTTACTATGCACCCGGAAGTTTCTAACGTAGAAGACGAGTTAAACAGGATCAAAGAAGACAATAAACAATTAGAACTTATTCCGTTGGATGACGATGACAACGAATGAATTAAATAATCACATTGAAAAACTGTTCGGTCTGAGTGACCGGCAGATTGATTTATTCGGCGATGCCACGGATCTAAAGATGATCGAAGCACTCAAGAAAAGTATGGGGAATGTACAGGCGGAACTTGGGAAAAGATTCGTGAAGTTAGGTGATAAAATAACCCTTGCAGAGATGCGAAAATTCAACCGGCTTGAAGAGTTGGAAAAGGTTATCCGAGAAGAGATTATCCAACTTGGAAGAAACCTAAAGTCTGACATTACAGCAAATATCAAGTACGACCTTCAGGCCGGATACTATCACACAGGTTACATCATGGAAACGCCGCTGAATATAAATCTCGGATTCAAGGGACTCAATCCCGATTTGATCCGGGCCAATATACTGAATCCTTTGGACGCGATCAAGTGGCCCGATAGTCTCAGGGGCCATCTCACTGTTTTAAACGAACAGCTGAGGCGAGAAATAACAACCGGACTCATCCAGGGGAAAGGATTTGGAACCATAGCCAGGTCATTCAGAAACAAGTATGAAATGGCAGCATATAAAGCCGAACGGATCGTAAGAACGGAATCACAGAGGGCCAGGTCGATAGGTCGTAACCTTGGATTTGATCGATCTAAAGAGGCCGGCGAAACATTGGGAATGGGTGTTAAGCAAATATGGAATGCCGCACTTGATACACGGACAAGGTCGGAACATCGTGCGCTTGATGGAAAAAAGGCGAGTGATGAAGGGACGTGGCGGTTTTCAGACGGCGTTACCACACGAGGCCCGGCTTTGTCCGGCGTGGCAAGACATGATATCAATTGCAGATGCAGTACATTCACGCAGGTTGGCGAAGTTTCCCCTGAATTCAGACGTGACAACATGACAAAACAAGAAATACAATATGTCCCTTACGAACAGTGGGCAAAGGATAACAAGATACCGTTCGAGAGTCAGGAACTTTTAAGAATAAGAGCAGCAGCATAATTAGAAGGATCGTCGATGCACGTCGCATCTAAAAAACGAAATGGAAAAAGGAGTTTGGCATGCAGAAAGAAGAGCTTGAGAAGTTGGGTGAAGATTTAATCGCTCAGATCAAAGAAAAAGGAATCGATCTTGATGATTTTGTCAGCAAAAAAGACGGCGCTTATATCCCCCGTGAAACCTTCAACAAAGAGCAGGACAAGTTGAAGCAAGAAATCAAAACGCTCCAAGACCAGGTTGCTGAACGTGACTCTGGTTTGGAAGAGCTTAAAAAGAAAGTTGCCGCCGGTGAAGATGCCACTGAAAAGATCAAGGAACTGGAACTGAAAAATCAGGAGTCCCAGAAGAAGTATGACAGCGATCTTCTCTTGATCCAGAAAAAAGCACACGCCAAACTGTTGTTGACAAAAGCAGGAGCGATCAATCCAGAGTTGTTGGTTGATAAGATCGATTACGAAACGGTTACCCGTATCGATGACAATACCTTTCCAGGGCTTAATGAGCAGATTGAGGCAATGAAGACAACCTCGTATAAATCTCAGTTCGGAAAAACTGTCTTAAAGGGCGAACCGACGAATCTTGATGTTGAAAATCCAACTCCAAAAGCAGACCTTGACAAACTCCAGGCGGCCCATACGGAAGCCTTAAAAAACGGGAAAACGTTGGAGGCTTTAAAAATCAACCGACAAATAACAGAATTACAGCAAAAGAAACAGGAGTAATAAATGGCTATTACAGGCTCAAGTTGGGACTTGCCAAACTATATTGGCGAACTTTACAGCGCATCCCCAACGCAAACACCCATCCTCAGTTTGGTAGGTGCAAGAAGCACTTTGCAGACTCAGAATGATGAATTCCCTCTTTCCGTGGAACACGCGCTCCCCGCAGCGGCTCAGAATGTACGGTCTGAGAATGACGCGGTGACAGCACCCACGGCGGTGGATGTAACTCAGTCACAGACAAAGAACGTTATCCAAATCATGCAACATGCTATCCAGGTAACATATAAGACTCAGTCCAACACGAACCGCCTCACTGGAATTGCTGATGCGTCCGGCGTTGTGTCTGTTCAGGACCAGGTTGATTTTCAGCTTGCCCGGAAACTAGAAATTCTGGCAAGGGACAGTGAGTACACCTGGATCAATGGAACGCACGTTGCAAGTTCGGCGGAAACCGTGGCCCAATCAAGCCGTGGATTGTTTGAAGCAATCTCAGACGCTTCGAATGGTGTTGCCGCCGCCGGTGCCGATCTTTCAAAAGCTCTTATCAATCAGATGATGAGGGAAGCTTACGCAGACGGTGCCTTTTTCAGCGATATTGTGCTGGTTGTGAACGCTTTTCAGAAACAGCAGATTTCCGACATCTATTCCTACGTGCCCACGGATCGATTCCTTGGCGGGTCCAATATTCAGGCCATTGAAACGGATTTCGGACGTGCGCTGGTTGTTTTGAATCCTTTCATGGATACGGACGATTTTCTGATGATGGAACTCTCGGTATGCAGCAATGTTTTCCAACCCGTTCCCGGTAAGGGTGCTGTATTTGCCGAAGATTTGGGAATCGCGGGCGCGGCTGTACGGAAACACGTTTATCAGCAATTCGGTCCCGATTACGGCCCAGCGTGGGCACATAATGCAATCACCGGACTTTCAACCAGTTAAGGAGGACAAAATGAAAAAGTATCTTTTAATTATGCTCGTTGTCCTCCTTATTACTGGAGTTGCGGCTCAGTGGAGCCGGTTGGGAAGTGGTGTACAACCCAAAGTCAGGGATGCCATTACTGAACTCAGGGAAAGGGCTGATGGCGAAGGTGTCAATTATGCCCGAACACTTGAGAACGGTAAGCGTGTCGTATATGTTGATGTAGCAAATACAGGCGGTGCCGAAGACGGTAAAACCTGGGGAACTGCTTACAATACATTAACTGAAGGGATTAACGCGGCTCGGTATGACCTGGGAACCACTGACCTGGACGACGATAAAAATCAGCATGCTTACATATATGTGGCACCGGGTCAGTACAATAAGACATCATACACATCATTCAGTGGGTATGGTCTTCATATAATCGGTGTAGCCCGTGGAAATGGTGATTATGGCGTAACGATAAATTATGCCAACACTTGCACGGGTGCGCCCTCTGTTATGGTCTGCGGCGGCGCAGAAATTGAGCTTGCTAATCTTACTATTTGCGGCGATGAAGCTTATCCGCTTCTTTATTTCACCGCTGCTGATTACGTGAAAATTCATAATGTCCACTTTAAATGTGATGCAGCAAACGTTACCTACGGTATCCAGTTTGACAACGCGAAACACGTCGAGATTTATGATTGTGTTTTTGAAAACTGGGAAACTGCGGGGATCTATTTCAACGGCGGTGCCGATCAATACATGATTTATTGTAATATCCATCATAATGTATTTAAAGCTGACGCTGGGGGAACTGCTGGCGGTTCGGGGATTCTTATTGATTCCGATGTTACCAGTTACGCCACTCGAATATGGGCCAATATGTTTGATGTATCCGGTCAAGGTTCGGGTGCATTCGGCGTTGATAATAATGCTTCCAATACAACGCACTCGTGTTTTATCTACGACAATCTAGCTGTTGGTGATGCTTCATTTGTTGGTTTTACATCTACCCAAAGGGGTATGTGGAATAATGCGTACTCTGCAAATGGAACCATGACGCTTGATGTCGATGATGATTAAAGAGGTGTATGATGGAAACAAAGGCCAAGGTTTTACAGGCATTACAGAAAACACAGCAAGCCATTGACAAGTTGGCCTCTATTGAACTGACTTCAGATATTGAATCTGCCGATGTAATGATTCAGTTGCGGGTTGTTTATAATTCTATGGTAGAACATAAAGCGACATTGCAAACGGTATATGATTCGATGTAACTTTTAACAGCCGGGGCTAGATGCCCCGGCTTAACAAGGAGTTCTAAATGTCTAAAGCGGACGATATTAAACCAAAGAAATCTTTCGACCTTGAAAAAGCCCAATCCATTGGGATCAAGGCAGGAAGTTCGAAGACTTACAAGATGGATGTTAAAACGGTCTGGGACAAAGACAAGGACCGCGCTCTTGTCTCTTCCGAAGTCAATGACAAGGGTGAACAGTTCGTGAAAACCAGTGATACGGCACTTCAACAGAAGCTAGAGGGGCTTGGATACCAGGCCGATAAAATGGTCAAGGTCATGCACACACCATCACCCGCTGCAAAGCAAGGTGCAAAAGCTCAGTCCGAACTTGAGAAATAAGGGGGAGCAATGAAACGGTTTATATTTTTATTGATATTGATTCCCATGATTGCATCCGCTCAGATGCGGGAACGATTTGCGCCTGTATCTCTTGAGACGAATGCCGGATCTACTGCGTGGGCAATCAATAAAACGGCGGACGACACAAGCGCGGTGTTTGATCTGTTCTCGAATCAATCGATAAGTTATAACATGTGGGATCCTACCGCCAGCGATTCAGTAGATTATGATATCACCGTTTATATTTCCCATGCGATAGCTTCTACGCCTGATTCCACTTTTTCATTGCAGCAGTCAATAGCTGTGAATTCGTCAGGGTATGATATGACTGCATTCAGTATGCCTGTTGGTAGGAAGGCTTATATTATCGTAACGGGTGGATCTGATAATGGTGCCGAATGCGAAGGTGTGTTCACTTTGCTTGGTTTTTCTGACGCCGATAAGATGGCAGGGCGGATGAAATGAAACGCTTAATACTCGTCATTGTATTTCTGCCTGTCTTTCTTTTTGGACAATGGCAATCTCCCCGCATTGCTGTGACCACCGTAGACGATACCCGGAACATTCATGCCCATGAAGTTATCGGGAACAAAGATGACACCGTGTTGGGCACTTCAATTGTGGCATTGGAAAAAGTTGCTATCGCTGAAACCGACACCGTTCAGACGGAAACAAACAAAATAGATCTTGCTGCCACGGATGGTTTGAGTGGTGTTAGTAGTTCGTTGTCCTATCGAGTACATGAAATAGAAAGACATCTTCATAATTATGAACATTGGTTTGAAACCGCCGCATCTGCTTCAGGGGAAACGCATGTTGCGAGTCATATAGGCGATGGTTCAGGTGCATTTCAAATTGATGCTGGCAATGATGACTGGGGTTCGTGGGTTCAGATATTGGGAAGCTCAGACACTCCGCACATTGTGGGGAAAACCCATTTTGACTTTAATCAGTTCTTTGTAGAGGGCACGGAAAAGGCAGGCACTTATTTCCTTCAGTTTGCTTTTGGTGCGTCTGGTGCCGCTGCATTAACAGCAAATACCGTTACTGAAATAGTTTATGTCGGTACAGTGGGTGCCGGGAATCCATTGCCGGTTATAGTGCAAACCGAGCGCATTACAGCAGGGACCAAAGCATGGGCTAGATGTAAAGCACCCGGAATCAATACATCGACACTAGATTTGTATTTTGGACTTCACGAATACGAAGGTTAGTCATGGCAATCATAACCCGAACAAAAGTTAAAGAACTTCTCCAGATCACGGACTCCTCAAAGGATACCGTGATTGATGCACTGATTCCGGTTATCCAGAATCATGTGGTCGAAGACCTTTCTAACAGGTTTCACTTGAAAGATACCGACGGAACGGATGCGATTTGGATATCAGCGGAAACGATTGCCTTTGTCAACTCTGGTCCAGATACGATCACGGACAGCGGGTCCGGTTTTGTGGATGCCCTGTTTTCTGATGGGATTGATATTGACATAATTGGATCTAAGTACAACAATGGAATCTTTGGAGTCAACACCGTTGCAGCCGGAACGATGACACTTGAAACTGCTGAGGAACTGGTTGCCGAAGCCGCCGGGGAAGCGATAACGATTTCAAGAGTCCAATTTCCAAAAGGCATGTGGTCCACTATTGCCGACATGATACTTTGGAAGGTTGACAAGAAAAGGCTTGTGAGTTCGTGGGCGTTGGCTGATTACCGCGAAGTCAAAACAGGACGCGGCGGGATTCCCGTTGATCTTTGGAAGGAATTAAATCCCTGGAGAAAATTTAGGTGGAATTAAATGTCTATTGAAGACCTATTTGTCTCAGGTTATACGGCGATTAAAAACACGGAGGGCCGGGATGCTGGCGGAGCCGTGACGAACACGCTTTCAACGGATACCGATATTGGAACCGATGGGGTGTTTTCTGCACATCAAAGGCAATTATCGGGGGATGAGATATTACGATATGCGAGGTTTGGAGTTGAAGAAGTTGCCAGATTTTACACGCAAGTTACGGGATTGACCACCGAGCATTTGATCACCGATCTTGACGGCAAGGAGTGGAATATAATAAATATTGACGATCCTCATGATTTGGGTATGTTTCTTCAAATCGATGCGTCAAGGCGTTCCTGGAAAACATCACCGTTGTTATATTCAGAAAATAATGTTTCGATAATAACAGAAGATGAACAGCAAATAGTTCTTGGGTGATTTATGGCTGATGGTAATTGGAATATTGGCGGAGTGATGAAGGCACAGCATAAAAGGCTGGATGCAAAGCTTTTACTTGCGGCTAATATTATGGTTGCAGAGATAAGGCCATTAATCCCTGTTGATAAGGGAGATTTAAAGGGTGCCTTGGATCAAAAGAAAGTTCGGGATCTTCACTACAGAGTATTTAACGATAAAGAATATGCTCCCGATGTGGAATTCGGAACAAAACCCCACGAGATTAAAGCAAAGCCCGGAAAGGTATTAGCATTTAACGTGCAGGCCGGATCTAAGCTCGGAACACGGAAAGCATTGTATAGAAACAAGAAAACAGGAAAATTGCAACAAGCGAAAAACAAGAATACTGTGATATTTGCAACTAAGGTGAACCATCCCGGAACAAAAGCCCAACCTTTTATGAGGCCGGGATTCAGGCGAGCCAAGGCAAAAATACGAGTCGCATTTGCTAAAGGTGGATTTGCTGCTGTTTACGGGAACGAGGTCGTATGAACACCGCACTAAGAACAGGAATTGCAACATTGGCAGGAACAGTTCGGGGATTATCGTCTTTGAATGTGTATTATCAGGAATTGCCATACGAAAAAAAGGAATTGACTTGCGTATTTTTAGGTGTGACAAATCCGCCCACGATAGATTCTGGATCGCATCTTAATTTTGACGTTGTCCAGTTCGATTTTTACGGCCCGACATTGTCCGCACTGGAAACGGTTGTAGAGGCTTTTGATACTGTATTCGATCTGTCTGAAAGTTTGGTCGTTACTGGATATTCAACGCATCCACTCCGAAAAGTTTTAGAACGCGGCCCCACAAAAGAGGGATCACAGTGGCGAATCATTAGAGATTACCTATTTATAACAGAAAAGGAAAGATCATGAGCAAGACTAACACCATCGAATTCAGACGAAATTGTCCTCAAGAGCGTATTGATGCACGGCTTGAAGGATTAGCGTCAAAGGGATTCAAAGTCAAAAAAATAACGAATCTCAAGTATGAATTGATCAAGAAAAAGCCAAAGGAGAAAAAATCATGGCCAAATACACGGGAACTTTAGGAGGCGTTACTTTTGCCACGGAAACTCTTCACGTGACGAATTTCACTTTTACCTCGTCTGAACCGATCCTCGATACTACGGACTCGGAGAGTTCGGGATGGGAAGAGAAAATCGCAAAAGGAATCACCGGGACAACCGCGTCAGTATCAGGTCATTTTGATTCTGACGATACTCTCCCGGTTGCAGGGGATAGCGGTTCGGCTGTGTTCACGTTTGACACTGCTGTAACTGTCACCCAGACAATGCTTGTTGCGTCAATTGAAAAAACGGTTGACGTGCCAGGTGAGACACCAAACCAGTATAGTCTTGAACTTATCGGAACAGGAGCAGTTAGCTAATGGCCAAACATTCAGGCAGTAATGCAAAGGTAGAGATCGGAGCGGCCACAGTCATCACGGCTGCTTCGCATAACGCCGGAACTGTTACCGTTACGGCTGCTGGTCATGGCCTTTCTGTTGGCCGCTCGATTCTTATGGCCGGCGTGGTTGGAATGACTGACCTCAACACATATTTCGTTGTGGATGCCATTAATGGAAATGATTTTGATGTCACGTTGACAACTGCACAGACCTACACCTCAGACGGCACGGTTCAACAGAGAATAGAGGTGACGAATATTTCATTCACTGAATCTGAGGCGATCCTTGAGGATACAGATTCTTCGAACGCAGGATGGAAGACACACACGGCGAAAGGGATATCTAAACTATCTGGCACCTTGACAGGATTTTTCGATTCTGGATTGGTGCCGGAAACCCTTGTCGGTGAGAGTCTTTCATCTGTTAAAATCTACACCGAAACCGGGTATTATTGGTCTGGTACTTTGCTTGTAGGTCAGGTTGAACAGGCGGTAGACGTTCCCGGTGAAAGTCTTGTACAGATCACATATGCGTTTGAAGGGACTGGAGAATGGACGGAAACAACGCCGTAAAGATTGAGCGAAAACAGAAAGACGTTGAAATATTTGGCAGGACTCTAAAACTGACAGAACGCTCCGTGGGTGTTATTTATAAACTGTCAGAATTTGGAAGTAATGGCAATCCCAACGGCCCAATATTCGCCTATGTCGCAGGCATTGCCGATGCGCTTAAATGGAACTGGCATAGTCTTTCAAGGTGGAAGCCTGAACGCAGGAAACTAAAGAAGCTCTTGTCTCCTGCTAATCTTCGCCGAAGGAAAAATAAAGTAATGGCAAACGAAGAACTTGCAACTTTATATGTGGACGTTGTGGGCCGTCTTGACGGCCTGGAAAAACAACTGAGACGCGCCCAGAAAGAAAGCGAAAAGTCTGTCGGCAAAATGAACAAAGCGTTTAATAAGTTTGACGCTAAGATTGCCAAGATGAAGCTCAGTGAATTACGTGTTCTTCGGAACAAACTTCAAAATGAATTCCAGCGGAAAATTAAACTGAATGTCAGCGGGAAAAGTCTTGATACGACACGCCGAAAACTAGCCATGGTTGAAGGTGCGCTTCAGGGCGTTGAGACAAAGGCGCCCAAAGCGGCCAACATATTTCAAAGTGCATGGTTGAGAGCAGCCGCAGCGGTTACCACTGTTATTATTGCGGTGCGCAAAGCATTTAGTTTTGCAAAGGAAGTCAAGAACGCGGCTCGTGACGCAGAGGAAACAGAAAACAAATTTCTAACTGTCTTTGAGAATATCCAGGATAAGGCCAGGTCTACGGCTTCAGTGCTGGCAACATCTTACGGGATGGCAAATAGTACGGCGCAAAATCTTTTGGGGTCCACGGGTGATTTACTTGTGGGTTTTGGATTTACTGAGGACGCTGCACTTGGACTTTCAAAGCGGGTGAATGAGCTGGCTGTTGATCTTGCATCATTCCAAAATATAGAGGGTGGGACCGAGAGAGCGAGCGAGGCACTGACAAAGGCTATTCTTGGCGAGACTGAATCCGCTAAAGCTTTGGGTATTGTTATTCGCCAGGATACAAAGGAATTCAAAGACAGTGTTGAGGCAATACAGAAGTCCCGTGGTGTAAACGAGAAACAAGCAAGATCCATAGTCATCCTGGAAGAAGCATATAAACAGTCAAAAAAGGCGGTTGGTGATTTTGCCAGGACTCATGATCAACTTGCAAACCAGGAACGGATTGCCAAAGAAGAAGCGAAGAAATTTCGCGAAGAGATAGGCAGAAATCTTCAACCCACATTTCTATCGGCTACAAAGCTAGCAATTAAATTTTTTAGGGCAATCACGGAAACGGACCTAGACCAAACTATTAGACAATTGGGTGAGTTGGGAGCAAGTGCTGAAACTTTGGTCCGGCTAAACGCAAGTAATACGCTTTTAAAAAACCTGAAAGCTGAAAAGGGAATAAGGGAAGATATTGCCAAACTTACCTTTGAAGCAGATCTTGGAGCGGGTAAAAAGTTTAAAACATTTGGAGGGATTCCAAGTCCAAAATTTGAAGGTGCTACAGAAGAAATGGAGCGTTTCAAAAATACCCTCAAAAGTCTACAATCAGGTCAACTGGATGCCGCTGCGAGAAATGAGTTAATTACTAATACTACATTCGAACTGACAGACGCACTGAAGGAAGTTGCCGACATTCAGGCACAAGGGAAAAATGTTCCAAATGCAATTAAGGATCGCGCAAATGCTTTGCAATATATGATCGATAAATACTCTGGAATCATTGCTAATCTTGCTGCTATGGACGAGATGACAAGAAAAAACACGATTGCACAGAAGATATTACGCGGTGAGATGACAAAAACCAGTGATGCGTTTTCTGTTAAGCTTGGCAAGATGAATCTTGGTGAGCTGGGAAATTTGAGAAATGAACTTGAAAAAGAGTTGGGAAGAAAAATAAAGCTTAATGTTAATCTTGAAAGCCTTGATGAAACCCGGCACAAGTTACGGCTTGTTGAGAATGCTATAGGCGACCTAGATAACGTTACCGACAAAACAGGGGATGCGGCAAAAGAGCGTGAATCGATCATCGAAAACTATTACAATACTGTTCGCTTTATGGATGCTAATTATGTAAAATATAGAGAGGCACAGATTCAGCAAGAAGTTGATGCTGTATTTCGTGCGACAAAAGACAAGGACAAAGCCGAACAGTTGGCGAATAAAAGGCGAAAAGAGCTTAATGATGATTTTTTGCAATATGCTTCTTCGAGGGTTGATGAGAATGTAAAAATACAGAGTGATGGAAATGAGAAGATTATCGAGGGGGAAGGTGAGACATATGTAGAACGTCTTAAAATTAGTAAAGATTTCTGGGAACAAATGCAAGAGCAGATTCAAAACTTCAATGATTTGCAGTATGCCGCCTTCGATGCCTTTGCCACGGGGTTTGAATCTATGCTTGACACTGCCACAACAGGCCGCGAAGCATGGCAAGAAATGGCGGATACATTCATCGCAGCAGTGAGGCGGATGATTGCTGAATGGATTGCACTAAAGGTAGTAATGGGACTTACAGAGCTTATTACTGCTGGCGTGAAATTAATTTCAGGTGCACCTAGTGCAGACTTTGGCCCTGCATCTTCAGCTCTTGCCGGTCACTCAGGCGGAACCTTTCAAGGCACCTCTAAGGGTGTTCAGAAAGTACAAGGTTTTTCAAAGGGTACAAACGGATTCATTGACCCCTCTTCCTTATCTGTACCCGCCGCCCATACAGGCGGAACTTTCAAGGGTACGTCTTCAGGGGTTGAAAAGGTTCAAGGTTTTTCAAAGGGTACGGATGGATTCATTGATCCATCCGCTTCCCCTGCCGCACGTACGGGTGGGACATTCAAGGGCACCTCTAAGGGTGTTCAGGAAGTCCAAGGCTTTTCAAAGGGTACAAACGGTTTTATCAACCCCTGGGCAACCGCTCCAAAGTTTGCAGCCGGAACAAATAGTTTTATCGTGCCTGGCGGGTTTCCTAATGACTCTTATCCGCTGAGAGTTGAATCAGGTGAACGGGTAAAAGTCACTCCAACAGCCAGGGCCGGGGATGAATCGAAACAACTTGCAGCAATTAACAATTCCGTCCAGGCGTTGAATATGAATCTCATATCATTAGAGCGACAGGTCAATGTAAATGCACAAGTGAAAGTTACGGATAGAGACTTGGAATTATTAGTGCAACGATCAGAACGCAGAAATAACGGGATTCGGTAATGTCTTACACACGATCAAATACTTATACATGGCCTGCCGCCCATATCTCTGATAGTACAATGCAATTCGTATTGACCGTTGTCTATGAAAAAGAAACCGGGCCGTCTAGTGGATCATCTCGTAATGCCGCCGAATATGGATTATCAATTCTTGATGCTGGCAGTCTCGAATGGGCTTATGAATTTGAGGATGCACTATTGACTCCAGGAACTATGAGTATAAAAATCGGTGATCGGGATTTACTTTTACAGGATGATATTTTTGGTGATGGGCATACAAACCCGTCTATAAAATTAGAACTGAAATTAAACGGAGAAACCGAATTCATCGGTTATGCTTTGGCATCAACGATAAAATTCAGCCAGGCGGAACGGGCTTTGACTTTTACGGCATCGCCACAGATTGATCTGATTAACAAACAAATGGTCTATGATGAAGACGGAGATAGCCTGAATCCATTTGAGTATGATTTTTATGGTCCTTACGTGGACTATGGCCCCAAGATTTATAATATGATAGAGGATATTTTTCAACTTGTTGATTCAAGTATCACCCTCGCATCTGGCAAACTTGAAATTATTCATGATTGGATATTTAGAGGGCAAAGATATAATCCGGCGACAGGAAGATTTTTGACCGGTGTATATAAAGATGATTTTGTATTCAATGACCTGTTCGTAAATCCTACTTTAATGTACGATGATAATTCAATAGGAATTTCCACCACAGGCGATGTTCTTAGAAGATTAGCAGCGGATTTCGGAGCGTTCACCGGGATGATCCATACAGAAAGGGCATTCTTTAAAAAGTTGTTTCATTATTCAGCTACGAATCTACAAGTAATTGATGATGTGCTTGATTGGCAACAAACATACAGATATAATTTGATAGACTACGTAAAAATAATAAATAAAATTGAAGAGTTTTCAGGGACGCAAACATACCACGCGCCAAACGAGGATGCTTTCACGGAGCTTGCAGATAGATTCATCTCCCGGACTTCTGTAATCGGTTTTTATGTCGATGGTATTTATTCGCAAAGTAACGTTCAAGCAAGGACACAACTTCCATCACAGCATTATTATATTCAGCAGGCAAAAGACACTTCTTTTGATCCAGACTTTCAAGATCATGGTGAGCTATTATCAAATTTCTGGTATAACTTTCGTGGCGAAATAACAAGGTGTAGAGTAGATCCTTTCCGTATAAGTGGATTAAATTATGAGTTTCTTAAAGACTTTAATTATGGCGGTTTTAAATATCAGCCTATTCGTTTGAAAAAGAATTGGGCCGAAAATGAAACTGAAATAGATGCTCTATATTTAGGAGCTGTTTAATGTCAATCTTTGGTGACAATGAGCCTAAAATAGTAACACTTAGCGATGTGACGATTAACCTTGACAAAACTTTGATTGTCAAGGATGAGCCGGATTACAGAAGAATCCGTCAAGAGGATGTTGTGAGCAGTGCGGGAATCATTTACAATAATACAAGGGGAATGCACTGGCTGTTCTGGGTTACTATTCACTTGTTTAAATATTCAACGGACCACGGCGACAAGTTTGACGCCCTTTATGATACTTTAAATAAAAACGTCACTCTTCATCGACACAGAGACAAAGATTCGTTTAAAGATTCCAATGGCAATGTGGTCCCTTTTTATTTCGCTGAAATAGTTCCATTTTATTTTGATAGTCCGAATTACAGAGATGTTTTACTTCTTAAATTTGAAAGTACGGCATTTGTCGATTTACAGAGCACTACTTTTACAACCTTAATCGCAGAAGACGAAACCCCGATCACAACAGAAGATGGTCAGGGGATAATAGTTGCTTAAAAAGGAGTATAAAATGAAACGTTTATTATTTCTTTTGGTGTTTTTGCCAACACTAATTTTTGGTCAAATAAAAATTAGCGAAATGCTTTGGCTCAGTGCGCCGGATGATTCAACTCGGTTTGTTGTTGTCTGGGATTCATCCGGGACCAAAGTATCCCGGCAGTTCGTTTGGGACCGGCTACGCGAAGCCCTTCCCGATGATGTGACCCTTGAGATATCCGGCGGGGAAATGATCATAAAGGCAGGTGGAGTTTCAACTGCGAAGATAGCCGATTTAGCCGTGACAAATGCTAAGATTGCAACTGACGCGGTGGCCGCTGGGAATATCGCAGACGGAGGCGTTGACAATACCGCCACTCTTGCTGATTCCATTGTTTCGAAGCCGAAACTCACAGAGGCGCTTATACAATTTATTGGGGCGGGTGGAGCGATTGAAAATAGCCCTGATGAGCTTACCATTGATTTGAGAATTGTTGGTGTTGACACAACCCTCATGGTCATGGAGGCCATGATCGACACCGTGGGGATGGGTGATGATTTTCCTTTCGTTTATGGGAATAGCCTTGACATTCAAACAAAATTTAATTCGACAACAGGAAACCTGCAAACGTCAGGTGGGGATCATTCTTATTCTGGGAATTATCTAGTAAATACCCAAAACCTCCCCGACATAGCAGCAGGAGCGGAGAAAACAGGGTATTGGTTTGATGGGGTGGATGATGATATAACCGTGTCTGACGATGCTGATTTGGATTTTGGTACAGGTGATTTTTCTATTTTAACAACATGCAAGATTTATGATGGAGACGGTGCTAATACCCCTATTGTTGCAAAACATTTCGCACTTAATAATCGTGCGAACGCTCCTGCTTATTCTGTACAGTGGGCCACAGATAATAAATTATATTTATATATTGGAGCTACTGGCTTTGTACGAACAGCGGCTATAACTGGCCGGAATGACGGAATTAAGTATTTGGCTACAGTTAGAAGTTCAACCCCTAAAGTGTACATCAATAGCGAAGATGTTACAGATGACAATTCTGGTCCAACAGTTGATGTAGACAATGCTATAAACTTGCATTTTGCTGGCGATGCCAACAATACTGCGTTTGGAAACCTTGAAATGTATTCCACGTATATCTTCAACCTCGCCCTCACAGCCGCAGAAGTAAAGGAATACCAAAACGGCCCGGTACCTTATAAGTATCTTGGGGCGAGTCAGACGGAATTAATGCCAAATCAAGTTGATAGAGACTTTTCCGGTGCAAGCGCATGGGCCAACGTAGACATAAATGCTTATGATGAAACAGGTGATTTGACTATTACTGCAACAGCAGCGGCTCAATATTGTACTTGTCCGGTTGCGAGTGCGCCCACGACAATTGGTAAACGGTACAGGATGACATATGATCTTGCAAATATAGTTGAAACATGGACAGTGAAATCGTTTGACGGCACTCAAACGATTGGAACAATCAGTGCAAATGGGACACAGGCTCAATTGGAATGGACAGCAACAACGACCGGTGGATATAGGATAGTATCAGTGGCAACAACATCAAGCGGCGATTTTGATAATTTCACATTAACACAAATCGGCTGTGTAGCCCAATATGAACCCCAAAACATAACCTCCACCACTTGGTTCGATGCAAGCGGGAATAAATTAGACGGTACGGTATCCGGTGCAGTCGTTACGAATCCCCGCGAATGGCTTTTCGTCGATCAAACCGATCCAAGTGCGAACAGAAAACTTGTGTCAATCAATAAAACTGTTTCTGGCTCACAGACGGAATTGTTTTCGATTGATGAGGATGGGGATGTGGTGATTGATGGTGGGGATGATGCTAATACCCTAACGGTAACTAGCACATATACAGCTTATCCACAAGTACATTTGACCACAACGGGAGATAATGGAATCGGGCCGTCAATACAATTCGAATTAGATCAAGATAATCCTGCTGATGATCAAATCATTTCTATAATACAGGCCGAAGCTGATAATTCTGGTAATTCAAACCAAATATATGTAACGGAATGGACCAGGGCTGAAGATATTACCACAGGTGACGAAGCTGGAAGCTACGACTTAAAAATAAGCATAGACAGCGACTTGAAAAGCTTTATCAAGGCCGATGGATATAATGGATCTGTCAACGAAGGAACCATCACTCTAAACGATGATTCAGAGGATGTAGACTTTCTCGTTGAATCCGACAACCTCACAAATGGTATTTTCATGCGCGGCTCTGACGGTGATGTAGACCTGGGCGGATCTTCTCCTACTGGTGATTTCCAAGTAACACGCGGAGCAGCCAATTCTTATATTGATGCTGGAGATGCCGCGTGGACAGGAACGTCCGATAAGTCATTAAAAGAAAACATTCGGGAAATGCCTTCGCTCCTGGAAAAGCTTGATGATTTTGAAGGTCCGAAAATATGGAACTTTAAAAAAGAAAAAATGATCGTTGAATTTCCAACCAAAGAATACACAGACAAATTAAACCGCCGAAAAGTCATTGAAAGTATGTCTGACGAACAAAAGAAAAATAATGGCGCATGGGTTGTAATCGATTCTGTGGCGAAGTATAAAACAAAAACGCGATGGGTTCAGGAAAGTGATACGGTTTTTGTTCCCGTGGTTGACACGGTTGATGTAAAATGGAAGTATGTCAAGGAATATCAAATAACTGAATCCGAATTTGACAAACTGAAAGGTGACATGCTTGATGAAATGAGTGTTGATTGGTACAGGAATCAAGTTTCCATCGCCAATGAAGTTTCTGCCAAAACTCGATACGGTCCAATGGCCCAGGATTTCAACGGTACATTCTTTGATGATCCAAGTCGAAAAGTCTTGGAAGGCGGAAAAGTTGAAGCCGTTCAATGGAAGTTAATCATGGAGCTTTACGAAGAAATCAAGGCCTTGAAGGTTCGCGTCACTGCGTTGGAAAACAATTGATGGATTTTCTGTACCACATTATACTATGCGCTTGTATCACCTTTGTCGGCGGCTGGCCGGTTGGTTTATGGTCCGGTTTTTTCCTGGAATGTGTCCAGGCTGAATACGGTCGTAATTATATTTGGAAAAAAGTATTCTGGGAAAGATTGTCAAGCGAAGATTCATGCAGGGATATGTTTGCCGATCTGATTGGTGTTGGAATTGGGTTATTAATTCGGAAATTGATTTTGAAATCATAGTGAGGTTGAAATGGAACCTATCAAATTAATTGTACCGGATCATAAACAATTCGGCACGATTGAAAACGGTGGAAAGCGGACATACTACAAACTCAATTGGAAGGGAGTATCTACATTCCTTGGCGTGGTCGTACTTATAATGGGTTTCGTTTTTACAGGAACTAAGTGGGTCTTGGCCCAGACGGATACAACTAAAACAGTAAAGGTGCTTGAGGTACGGGTTGACTCGTTAGAAACAAATTCAATCCAGGTCGCCGTTGATAATACTATGATGTGGGAATTACAAAAACGGATATATAAAAAAATAGATCCCATCGGAGCGGAAGAAACAATTGGTATGTTGGAGAAAATGCGGAAAACAAGAAAGGAACAACTGGAGAAGCAAGCCATGGCCAAAAAAGAACGTTCTAATGGTGATGGGTAATGCCAACCTATTCCCAAACATCTGAAGAACGCCTTAAATCCTGCCATGCTGATTTAAGAATAGTTTTTTATGAGATGATTAGAAAGTTTGATCATACTATAATATATGGCTATCGTTCACCTGAAGAACAATTCGAACTGTTTAAAAGAGGCCGGAAAGAAGAAAACGGGATCTGGGTCATTGAAAATAAATTAGAAATTGTAACATATAAAGATGGGTATGAGAATAAAAGCGAACACAACTATGAGCCTTCAAATGCTTTGGACGCAGCACCCTATCCGATCAACTGGAACGACCGGGAAAGGATGTGCTATTTCGCCGGGCACATTATGGAGAGAGCCGATAAACACGGTATCAAATTAACCTGGGGTGGTGATTGGGACAATGACACAGAGATCCGGGATCATGCCTTATCTGACCTTGTACACTTTGAGAGAAGATCATGAACAAAAAACAAATGAAATCAATGATCACACAAGCAAGGGACGTATACAAAGAGAAACTAAATGACACCATGGTTGAATTATCGGCCATGGAGAAATTCAAATGGACCATTATAAATGGATGGGATGCAATAGACCAGGCGGTCAAATTCCGAGAATCAAGAGAGAGCAAGTGGAAACGATTTACAAAAAAGTTCTTGAAAATCTCGGAAGCTATTTTAATGATTGCCGCGTATTTTGCAGCCCGTAAATTACCTATCGCAAAACTCATAAATTGAAGGAGCAAACAATGAATAAGAAATGGTATGCATCAAAAACGATCTGGGTAAATGCAATTGCAATCGTCGGGATTATTGTGGCTGGCAAAGAATTCGATCCTCAGATCGTTGCGACCGTGTTGGCGGTTGTCAACTTTGCCTTGCGAGCTTTAACCAAAGAAAATATCACCTGGTAAAAACTCCCACTTGCTCCTCCGCCAGGTCCGGCGTAAAAGCCGGGCCTTTATTATAAGCCCCGCTAATAATAATTATTAGAATATTTAATTTGACAATGCTTGACAGATTGATTATCTTTGTTTGGAAATTAACCGGGGAGCCAAACATGAAATCCAATTCGAAATTAAACGCCTTGAGCCAGCATTCTCCCCGGTTTGCATTCAGGGCGTTTTCAATGGTGGGCGTGACTAGGGGTCACGATGAACAACCCACTACCTTCACCAAACGCGGGGGAGCCGTCTTGCCGGACCTTTCCCCCGCTAAATTAAATCACTCTCATTACCTTTCCTCAATAGGGTGCGTGTGTCTAACAGCACACGTACCCACCCCTCAAACTGGAATCGCTGACATTATTAGCGCATTTTTCGCGGCGTGTTTCTTTATTATTGTGGGTATTGTGATCGGGGCGTGTGTATATGCATATCTTACAAGGAGGTTGAAATGATCTGGAATATTATAGGGTTATTCATTGCGTTTTTTCTGGGAATGTTCATACTTGCTCTTGTGAGTTTGCACCGCCAGAATAAGGCTGATGCCGAATTAAAACTTTCAAACAGATACCTCTCTGACGCATATAAGTGGATAGAGGAACTTGGACAATTGGCCGACAAGAATTACAAGCGAATTGTAGCACTGGAAAAATTGGCCGATGAAGCACGGTTACAGGTTGCATATTACAAAAAGAAATACGGTGAAGAACAGGACAGTATTCAACGTGTAATTTTGGGATCAGATGAAACGGTAATTCAAGATGCCCTTGCCGATGCAGAATACAAAGCATACAGCCGCCTGGAAGAAGAGGGCAAAGGCCAAAGCCGAGGTGAACGCTAAACGAAAACCCCTGCCCGCCGTGTAGACCTTTCGCGGCGGGTTAGGGGGATTATTAACAGGGAGCATTATCATGGGAGCTTATATCTGTAACGAATGTGGCGGATTGTTTTGTTCGAGCGAGGATGTCTGTCATGAAGATCCAACGAACAATCTTGAATTAATCTGTGATACTTGCTATGAAGAAAAACATGGCGGTGGCGAGTTCGATGACTTATCCGATGCCGACAAAGCCCGATACATCAAGATGTACAAAGAGGGCATGGAATGGACTGAGATCATTGACATCCTGGAAGGAGAGGCGGTGACCGATGAGTGAACGATTCAGAGTCTACCCCGAAATTCAGCGGATTGATATGTTCGATGAACGCTGGTATCAACTGACCCTTGAAGGTGGGAAGGTTGAGGATTTTCGCGGTGTGACAACGTGGCTGGAAGCCTTCCCGAAAGGCGCGGCTTTCAAGAAGTGGCTCAAAAATAATGGTGTCAATGCAGACCGGATTTTCAAAGAGGCTGGTGAGTTTGGTTCCAAGTTTCACGAGTTGCCGGAAAGAACACTGTTAGGCGATACCGTGACATGGGAAGAAGTGAACGACATCGACCTGTGGGAACGGTTCATAACATGGTGCGGATTCTGGCGGACATTGACACGGGCCAACGAGGTTAAGGTTGATCCGCAATTCATTGAGTACATCGTTCACGATCTTGATGATAGGGCCGCTGGCACCGTGGATGCCTGTATATGGGTAAACGGTGAGCCTATTGTGATGGATTGGAAGTCCGGTAATTATGTTGGCGATGAAGCACAGATCCAGCTTTCAACCTATGCCATGTATTCACGCAGGGTCTTTGATCTGGACATTAAACGAGCTTGGATTATTCACATGCCAGCCAAGAAACCGAACATTCGGGGATACAAAATCTATGAAATCACTGAGGGCAAGGTTGAGCCGATTGAGCAGATTAAGGTTTCTGATGTGAAAGCTTCAATCCAGGAAAACTACGATGACTTTCACCACACCCAGAAACTATACACCCGTACTCATCCCAACGAAAAACCCAAGTACAAAAACTATCCAACGTCTATCAACCTTGGCACCATCGCAAAAGATGAAATTGTCAAGGACGGATTATCAGTAAAAAGAGAGGCTGCATAATGGAAATGTTTGTCAAAAAATTTGTAGGCAAGGAAACATACACTTTCGTTGTTAGCGGTAAGAGCTTGCACGAATGCCTGACAGAAGCCAAAAAGATTAGTTTCTATCAAATATCTAAGTGTGGACTCTGCGGGAGTGATGAACTCTATTTGACCGCATATACGACCCAAGAAGAGAGCTACGAATACGTTAAGTGTATTTGTAGGGAATGCAAAGCTTCTCTGACGTTCGGGCAACCCAAGAAGGAACCGAACACCTTTTATCCACGCCGTGATGACAATGGAAAATACGTGTGGAAAAAATTCGAGGGCAAGGAAACCGCGGCCACGACACCAGAACCAGCAAGCGATGATTTGCCCTTCTGATGAACACCAAGAACATAAAAGCCAAGTTAGCCCAAAAGCGGGACATGCTGAAGACCTGCATTCCCGCTAACAGGGAACGACTTGAAAAGGAAATTGAAGTCCTTGAAAA